AGTGTATATTACTTATATGGGAAATAAATTAAATAACAAAAAAGGAGACAACATGAGCTATACAGCGAATCAGATTGAAGCCATCAAACATCTTAACCATTATGTTGAGCGTGGAGATTTTTGGGAAGAAGCAATGACACCTGAAGAAGCTAATAACTATGCTTGGGTTACTGACATGATAAACATTCTTTTAGGGAATGGTTGGACACAGAAAACAGCAGAAGGAACCATAGGTAGCTTAATCGAACAAGGTGACAGCATTAGCAAGTATGAGTATATGAACAAGCCATGGGATTTAGAGTACAACCCTACTAAGAAGCCTGAGTGGTTGTATCTTGTTCATTGGATCAACTTAGACAAGGAGGTAGCGTAATGTTACACACAATCGACATGTGGTTTTACCACAATCCAATAGCCAATGTATTCAGTGCATTGGCTGTACCATTTTTATTAATCGCCTTAATTGGCACAATCACAGGAGCATAGTAATGCAAGACTACGACAAAAAATTAGACTGGATGAGTAAAAAAGACTTTATTGACAAACATGGAGAAGATGCTTATTTAAAGCTCTTGCCAAAAACCGAGATTGCTAAACACGAAACCATATACGGAAAACAATATCAGTTTTTGATATTTGAAGCCTTGAAGAATGGTGAGGGTGTACATGACGAAAGGTATCAAGGTAGAAGAATGGATATTAAAACTGGTATATCTTGCAATCAAGAGTTGTTTGATAAGTTGGTAAAAGCCACTAATAAAGTAATAACAGAACACATGAAAAATGGAGGAGTAGCGTAATGCAAGAATTCGTAGTTGTTTGGAATGAAAAATCATATGGTGATACAGAACCACAGATAGTCACAATGGCAGAGTTTAAGGCTGATGGCATTGAGGGTGACTGGGGTATTGATGAGGATGGTGAGTTCACCATCGAACATTTAGAGAATCTTAAGTATGGTGAAACACACACAGTGTGTTCACCTGATGGATGGAGTATTAAAATTATTAAAATTAACGAGGTAAAATAATGAGTGCATATTTAGTAGAACCACAACACATAACTGAGATCGTCAAGTGGGCATCAAACCCACAGCGTAATCTTAGCCATGTATACAATCAGATCACTAAAAAAGAAATTGATTGTGATGCAGAAAGTTTGATAGAGATATTATCTTTAGCAAACATACAAAGCCTAGTCGCAAGATATGGAGAACAAGCAGAGGTTGAATATGAGGGTTATGTAGATAAATGCAAAAATATTATTGCGTATCAAAATGATTATGATTATATTTCTACGATTGATAAAAGGGGTATGAGTAATCTAAAAGCAGAAGACATTTACAACATGGTCAGATGTCTTGAGTATCAATCATGCGAAGTACATGACTGGGTACACACAGATGCTTACTGGTTGTTAAACGCAATCAGAGATAAGGCAGGTTCTAAAATGTCAGAAGATGCTAATGTTCCATGGAACTTTGGTAAGCGAGGGGTAGCGTAATGAACAACTATGCAATAAACCTAAACACTGCAACGATGGAAGCAACTCATGAGTTGTTTAAGTTAGACGATACCTTTGTTGGCACACCAAATTACATGGGTCTTACTTATTTTTGGGATATGGAATACAAGCACTTATTAAGAGATGCAACCATAAGTCAAAGAAGAAAAATACACAACAAAGCCTTAGAGCTTGGAATAGATTTTCATGAGATAGGTGTTAAACAATGGGAGTTAATAGGAAAGGTGTTAAAAGTTCCAGTAACAAAAATGATTGGCAAAAAATATTATCAACAACTTAAAAACGAGGTAACTTAATGGCAACTCAAATCATGTACGATGTTTACCAATACATTCCTAGTTATGGCAGACATGGAGAAAACCTTTTTGTAGCTTCTTATCGCAACAAAGCTGATGCCATGGATCGCAAAGAAAGAGATTACAACAGAAACATTACCAGTCATGTGCAAGAGCGATTGGCTAACACTGATCCTAAGAAAACTTTATAATAAACTTACCCATGATACTAACTGACACAGAAAGAGAAATCATTATTGAGGCTTTGTCTAAACAAGGTTTACCTATCTTTCACAAAGAAAAGAAAACCCAAGAAGACAAAATGAAATATCGTAAGATTGAAGAGATCATACACAAACTGGCATTTGGCAAATGAACATACTTAAATCAATTATTTTAAATACTGACGATGGTGACATGGAAGTTTCTACTCCTATTGTAGAAGCTAAGTCGTTTGCAGGTGCAATCAAAAAATTTAAGAGCAAAGAAATACTTGGAATCTTAAAACTAGAAGATGACAATTACATGGTTTTTATTGAGGAATAAAGCGTGTAAACTTCTTATGTGACAATTCATAAGTTAAATAACTACCTGTTATCAATGCAATCGCATTGGTCAATCATGCACAGCACTCATCAAGCAGTTGATGAATCTTTGCCTATACTGTCTAAATTTTCAGCAAGCGATGGCACAGATCGTATGTTGGAAACACCTTTAAAAAAACACATCACCAAGATACATCCTGACATTTACAAGGTGCCATTGTTTAGAAGAAAGTTTTGCAAGATGTTAGTAGATGAAATCCAAACAATGAAATTCCAAACCAACGATGATGAGGATGAGCTTAGGCAGATACCTGAGATTGTATTAAAAGATCAAGTGCCTGAGCTTTATCGAAACATGTGGTTTGTGGTGCAAACAGTTCTTAACCCAATCATCTATTCTATTTGGCAACGCAATTGTTCCAACATAGGATCAGTGCAAATAGCCAATTACAATTTAAAAGACAAACAACAAGGTGCTTGGCACCACGATGAATCAGCAGACATTAGTGTGGTCATACCATTGAACACTGGTAAGTACGAAGGAGGTGGCACTGAGTTTCATAATTATGGTGAGGTTGCACCTTTACCCACAGGTCATGCACTAATTTTTCCTAGCTTTACTCACATGCACAAAGGATTACCTGTGGATATGGGTGACAGATATTTGTTGGTATTTTGGTTGTATGATCGAAAAAGAATGAAATGGTTAATGGAGAATGGATCACCATAAATCAGTGAGCTCTACCATTTGCACGCCATCAAGATTGTAAGGCTTGTAAGAGTTATTCTTTTTTGCTTCCAATAAAGTATTCAAAGCCTGCTCGTTCTTAGCTCTACCATACTCCAAGGCTTCGTCAGACATGGTGTAAACCACATAAGGATATGGGTGAGCCTTTTCCTGTGCTAAGAAAGAAAATCCTTCTACAGGCAATCCCACAGATTTACAGGCATCAACATACAGAGAAGCCTGCATATGATACTTGTACCCATTGATCGCTTGTTTAAAGCCTCTAGGTGAAGCATCACGACAGGTTTTTAAATCCCAAACATGTTTGCCATCGTACCAATCAAACCTAGATTTAAAAGGATGTCCATGCAACATGTAACACACAGTGAGCTCAGTCTTATCGTTTTCACCATTAGGTATAAAGTCTTCAACAGTGCTTCTTCTCTCCATGCAGACATCGTACATGTCCTGTGTGATAGCAGTTTTATCTCCTACAGTAGCTATAAAATCTTCGTAGGCTTCTTTTCCTATTTTGGTTCTTCTATCTAAGATAGGTTGAATAACAAACTCATCATCAAATTTGTGGTTCTCTAAAAACACTGTGTGCTGTACTCGACCTTCTAACAAGGCAGGAGACTCAGAAAACCCTGATCTGTTTTTCCATGTGTACACACATTGTTCTACTTGCTTGAGATCAGAAGCTCTGTATGCAGGTATCTCGTTGTATATGTTAAAAGATAAATCTTCGTAAACGCCTTCTTTAAATTTCATTCGATAGCTCCTCAATTAAACGATTTAGATACCATTGGCTTTTCTTTAAATCTTCCAGTGGATCAGCTTTGTATTTGTATCTGTGGTTGTACTTCAACATTGAGCCTTCTAAATAATATTTAAAATTAACCCCAAGTTGTTGTTTGATGTAATCAATACACTCAACCCCACCTTGGTTATAGTGGGGTGGCTTGTTTACATTGTCTGTTTTATTAATCATGACAAATTCTGTGGGCAACTAGGGAAAGCAAAATGTATAACAAAAGCTAAGTCACCCATCAGAAACTTAAAAAGGAATGTCATCCTCGGTGACTTCTTTGACTGGCTCATCTTTAGCAAGATCAGCTAATCCATTGGTCGCAGGTTTTGGTGTTTCAAAACTTGTGCTTGAAGACTTGGCACCTTGCAACTCAAAACTTTCTTCGATTAGGTTTTGTTGCCACTCAGGTAAACCATCGTAAATATCACACATGGCTTTGGTGTCATCGGTGCTATCACCTGAAAACTCTTCACAATACACATCGAGGTCAAAAACCATCCCTGCATTAATTGTTTCTGTTTTCTTAAACTCATCAGGTTTGAAGATAGCTTTAATCCTAGCGTTGCCATTGGTGTTGTGTTCTACCTCAAGATTTGCAGGTGCACCTATCATTTTGTCTAGGTCAAAACCTTCTAACTCTTCTTTAGAGAAAGATTTGCCACGCCATGTTACTAAGTCTTTATATAAGGTAGCGTTCTCATTTAATGAGGCAGTGTAAGTTTTAGAAATACTCATGGGTCTACCATCAGCCATTTTTTGCTCAGGTATTTCCCAAGTTACATTGATTGTTTTTCTTTTCTTAGTATTCTCAGAGTTTGGCTCTGCTTCTCTAGGGTAGGTTTCATTTCTGCTCCCTTGGTCTATAATCTTGTAACACACACCTATGTGTTGCCCTTCAGGTAGTGTTGCAAATTCTTTGCTGT